AGCAGTCGTAAACATATATCGTATCGGTGTCTGGGTTATACGCCGTCCACACAACCGTGGTTGGGTGAGTGATCCCAAAGTCGATGGCGCACAGCTTTTTGTAGTGGCCGGGAATCTCAAACGGCTCGCACTTAATAACCTCCTCGGAGAGCGCAAAAACCATGCCCTCGCCGAGCACCGGGATGCCCTTGGAGCGCATATCGCGCTGATATTCAGGAATTGCAGCCAGTAGCTGCTCCTTGGTCTCTTTATTCAGGTGCTTTGCATCGTCCCAAGTGGCGTTTGCGAGGTGCTGCCCAGAGGCTCGGTTGTCCATAAACTGAGCAACCAGCTCGGTGACGCCGTTCTCCGGGGTGAATGTCATCGTGACATACCCACCGTCGCCGCCGTTGCCGGTGGCGGTTCTTGTTAAGCACTGGGGGTAGATCGTTGGATCAACGGGTTCCTCGTCAATCCAGATAAAGTCTTGCGAGCTGCCCATCAGGACATGCTGCCCCTGCGTATAGGACTTGAAACTTACCAGTGAGGTGTTGCCAGCGGCGTGCCTGACCGCCACATCTCTAGGCAGCCTTGGTGTGCCCATTGCCGGTGTGACCTGATAGGTCTGGTCTTGCCGGATCAAGCCGTTGCCGTCGAATTTGCCCTCGCCTAGATAGGCACCAAACAGCTCCTTCACCACAACATCGCGGAGCTGCTCCCCAGACACCCCTAGGCACCATATCGAGGTTGGTTTTTTGAAGCGGATGCCGCTCCACCACTCCGGGTATTCGCCGGTTAGATGAAAAGCTACCTCCACGGCCATGCTGGCGGTCTTGCCGACTCGGTTTGCAGCCATCAGCAGGCGCTGCTTGTTTTGGTTTCCGGCTTTATAGAATTTGCGCTGCCAAGGGTAAGGCGTGAAATGATCTAGCCGGTGCGTTCGCTTGTGCTCTTTCACAACGGCGATGGCCTTGGCTATTTCCGCAGCTTTTTCTTCCTGCTCTTCTGTCAGATCAGGAGTCCCTTTTTTGCGAAACGCTTTTTTTGAAGTGCTTGCTGTCACAAAACGCCCTCAATGTGTAACTCGATATGCCACCCGTACCCACCCATACCCGGAGTCCCAAATTTGCGAAGTGGGTTTGACCGAGATTGCCGCCTCAGAACTCGACAGCCCCTACCCCTACCGTTATCGCAAGTTATTGATTTCATTGGACTTTTTTCAACGCCTCCTAGTGAGGTGTACCCGTAACTGTACCAATCATTGATTAGCCCCCGCCACAGCTACCGATACATCAGACCCGTGATCTGATATCACAGCTTTGACGGGTCGATACCCGCAGCCTTCAGCGCCTCGATAGCCGCATCGAGCGTAACGTCTACGCCAACACCGCCGCTGTGCTCGACCTCCTGCTTATCCGACCAGCCTGCACGGTTCTTGAGGAAGAAGATCATGCTCGACGCATTACCCTTATCGACGGCGTTCTCGTACAGCGCGTTCGTCACAGTCTGCACACCAGCGGCCTTCCCAGCCTTTAACGTCTTCGCAAACTCCTCATTATCGCTCTTACGCCGTTCCAGCGTGGCGACACTGATGCCGAGGCTGGTCGCTATCTGCGCCTCCGTCAGCCCTATCTTCGCCAGCCCGTAGAGCTGGTCGAGATTGATTTCTTTTTCGATAGCCATTGAATTCCCTTGCAATTCAGTTGCTTAGATTTGGCGAGTATGCCTGCACAATCACTTGTTGGCTATACCACAATAAGTTGATGGGAGGTGAGTCAACCAACACGGGTTTTTGCTCCGGCCTCAGAATGGGCACCCCAACTCGCTACAGCCCTTACGCCTCAACGCCTTTTCGTTTTTGTGCCATGAGTCGGGATAAATTTTCAAACCACATGAGAATGCGTTTCTATTTTCTTTTTTATTTCCCACTGGTTTAACTTTTTACTTGTCTCTCTTACCTCTCTCTTTAAATAAAGAAAAAAAGATAGTAAAAACAGTGAGTTGCGTGCTCCGGGTTGATCTCAACGATCCCGACACAATCAAAGGTTATGTCGGCACACCCGGCACAGCGGGCGTCGATATTGGTAGGCTATTTCTTGCTTTCTTGCATCAGGTAGCGCCGACGAGTCATCTGCGCGTTACTCAGCCTCACGCCTTCACGGTTGTAAGCTGAAGAATCTGCGACGGTTATCTTACCGCCGCGTTTTATGTAATCGGCCACTAGGCGCTCTATTTCGGCTCTCTGAGCCTCTTTGACGGGGTCAGGGCTGCGGCGCATCAGTGAATGATTCTCGTCTCTTCTACGGCCTCTACGTCTGCCTGACAGCAGTTGCTGTACAGCTCGTAGCTTCGGCGCTCGACAAACTGATCGCCGTAAGGCTCTCGATCAATCGACACCTCCGCCACAACATCACATTCCTTGCCGCACGCCGTGCATCGGTACTCATCGTCTTCAATCATCGCAGCGCACTCCCAGCTCTAGGTAGTCGCTGTGCAGCCCATGTACGCAGATTCGTTCCTCGTACATCTTCTGCGACAGCAGCGCGTCTTCGTAATCTGCGTCGGACACAACGCCCCACATAATGAAGAAAGCGATAGCGCCGATGAGCGCCTTATAGTTGATATCCATTGGTTGATCCTACTCCATTTGGTTGTAATTAAAATTGCAGCGGATGAATCGATTTGGGCCTCTGTTGTTTCTTAGGGGACGGCCCGTCAGCATCGATTCTGTTTCACGTCCAGAAAATATGAACTGGCTCACACTGAGGCCGCTGCTCCCCTGCGGGAGATGCCCCCGGATCTGTTACTCCTCGTCTTTCACCACCGCGTAGTCCTTGGTGATCTTGCCTAGCTTGGCGTTGCCTCGCTCATGCGGCTTGATGTACACCGTCTTATACACCTGACCAAACTCGTCCCGGTAGTGGCGATTGTGCCCCGCTACATCGTGGAGGCGCACCCCATAGCTTTCTGTGCGCTTCGGCTGCTTAGGCATGACCACACGCCCCTTGGTGCGCGGCAGCTTGAGCAACACTGTGTGATGCGAGTCGTATGGCGTGATGTTGCCCCGCATCGGCTTGCTGCCCTGCACACCGATATTGCGCGGCTCCTCAACGAACCAGTCGAAGTTCATTAGGCTCAGTATCGCCATCAGCCAAGCCATCTTGTTCGCTTCCTCTCGCCGGTCAAACGGCACCTGCTTATTGTTCTCAGGACGATCATCAATGTAGTTGTTCAGCCCGATGCGCCATCGGTGACCTGTAATGGTCTGCATGTCTGGCGAGAACTCACCTTCTTCGTCACCTAATAGCCACATCGCGTTAAGCGCATCATTAGCCTTCGCCTGCTGAGGAAGGAAACTGCTTCCGTCTTCCTGAAAAACCCGCTCACTGGCCCAGATGTCCGTTGATCCTGAGAGTGTTGATATACCCACGCGCTTATAAAACTTGCCGCCTGCAAGTCTCACATCTTGCTCGTTCTTAACGCCACTGCGCTCCCATCGATCAATAATCGCGTTGCCCTTTTGCTGGTAAACGGGGTGCTTACCGTCGATCTCGTAATAGTTCTCGAAGTGAAAGCACTCTCCTGCCTTCACGGGATAGCTACGTTCAGCATGTCCGTTTTGAAACTTGAAGACACTAGGCATCGTCATAATGTGCCAGCCGGTTAGACCTCGGTGTCTCAACGGGTCGTGAGACTCCCACTCAAGCCACATATTGTTATGGCGTGGCCGTGCGTTGAGGCAGGCGTTGTACAGCGCCCGCTGGTTACCTTTCTCGACGGAGGGGCGAAGGAACTCAATAATCTCGTCGGAGATTCGGTAGCTCACGGCCTTGCGTAGACCTTTAATTGGGTCATTCAGCCATTGCTTAGATTTCTTCTTCCAAAAAATCTTGTGCTCTTTGCTGTTCTCGTACTCCTCCATACCGGCGAGCTTTAGGAAAGGCTGCTGCTTTGCCGCGATGGCCTCGCCCTGCAAGTCGCCTAGCTGCATGTCCCATATTTTTTCACGGTCAGAATCCGCTGCGCTTTGCATGGCTATAGCTCCCTCACGAAACGCATGTCAGCCTTGCTGATACGCACGTTGCCGAGGCTAGGGAACCTAGCGTGATTCCACTTGGTGCCGACCTTATAGATCCAGCCGTTGTGGACACCAGTGTCGTGGTGGTAGCTAACGGGGGTGAAGCCTCGGTTGCGTACCTTGCGAACTGTCGCGTTTTTGATTTCGGATTTCACATTCATCTCCTTCGGGCCGCTTACGCGGCCTCCCCGTCTAGATTGACGGCTTTGGTGGGCCGCTTGTAGAAGCCGAACTTGTCATCGTCAGCGGACGGCTCGACCGCCGCCATGAAGGTGACTCGCGCTCCGCGAGTAGCGTGTAAGCTGCTAGGGATGCTGCCCCACACCTTGAAGCCACGGTCATCCTTAACCAGCATCTTCCAAGTGTCGCCGTAGTAGCTCTCTTGCAGTTTGATAGTGAGAATTTCGCCGGTGATCTCGACGCGCCCTGTAGGGCAAGGCTCGGCGGCATCTAACTCAGCCTGTTCAGCAGCGCGTTGAGCTGCGGCGGCTGCAACCTTTGGAGCCTCAAGGTAAGACTCAATGGCTTCAGCCACGTCCTTGCAACGCTCATCGATGTAAACGTGAGCCATGTGGTCGCCGTCACGATCCTCAAAAGACTTGCCGGTGTGGATGTTGACGATGCCTGACAGCGCCTCGATGACGGCATCAGCTCGCTCGACGGTGA